CACAGATAGCTCCAAAATTACTCCCCGCTTAAGCGCTTAACGACGCCCATAGGTTTGTTGGATTTTGCGCACCATTAAGAACAAAATTGAAACTCGCATGTCCGTTCGATCAATTCCTCTATTACCCTGACGCCGACTGCCATAGCAGGCTGCCCGGCTCCGTTGGTCTAGCGGCAAATTTAGGACATTAGACCAGAGACTTTGCCGCTAGGCGAGCACGACGACGCGGCTGCGAGCTCGCCGCCAAGTTTTCAGGCTATTAGTGGCGCAATATGCCGAGTGCGTTTTCGAGTTCATGGGCCTCTTCCCGCGTAACGCGTAGCAGCGTCGCCATCCGTTGCAGCAGTTTCCAGCCGACCACGCCGTTCTCTCCACGAAAGGGCGGAAGTCCCAGTAGGTAAGCCCATAACAAGCGAGTTCGCTGGAGGCGGTGATCGTCGCCATGTCGTGCCTTCGTCGATGAGGGCGATCTCGCCAAAATAGTCGCCTGGCTTCAAGGTCGTGCGCTGCTTGCCACCGATAAAAACCGCCGCCTCGCCAGACTCGATCACGAAGAAGGCGGCACCACCCGAACCCTCTTTGACGATGGTTTCGCCTTTAGAGAAACGGCGCTTCTTGAACAGACGCGCAATTTTTTGGACCTCTCGCTTGCTTAGGTCAGCGAAGAGCGGCACACGCTGCAGGGCTTCAACTGGGGCGCCTCGCATCAGGACCGATCCTACGTGGCGGAAAATGCTGGTTGAGCTGCTTGCTGTCGACGCCATCATAAAGGAAACGACGCAAGGTAAGAACCGGAGCACGCCCCACCGAATGGCGTGCCGCAAATTGAAGCACTGCTACCGGGCTCCTGGGCGCATCACGACGCCGAACCGCGTAATAGCTCGACATTGAGGCAGGTAGAGCGTTCCCTCGGCGAAAGCCCATTCAACGTCTCGAACAGGTCCGTACACGTCCTCACACCGCGTGGCGAGCCGATTCAGTTCAAGGAGCTGGCCATCCTCAAGGCAGAGTTGTCCCAAGTTCGGCGTCAACATTCTCCTCGACCGTGCCGCCATTCGGACCACTACGGATCGCGACGCTCTTGACTCCCGGCGTCCGCTCGAGCACCTGACCCGAACGGTCAACGCGGTAGTGGTCCGGAATCACCGTTCCCGCAACAACAGTCCCGGGTCGAGCTCCCACGAACCGGGGCCGGGGGGCTCGAAACGACGCTCCGTAACTTTCGCCCTGCCGGCCATTGGAATTCCTTTAGCGCTGAGATTCACTTCGCTTTCTTCGAAATGGGTCCAGTTTTATGGCTTCGTGATTGAACGTATTTTTCTTGAACAATAGCACACTGTCGTCGCGTCAACTCGAAAAAGGAAATAGGTCAGTTGGGAAGAATGCTCTTGTCTCGGTACAGGAATTTGGTGGTGGCCTGGCCTAAATTAGGCACCCCGAATAAATTGGCGGCTCAGATTTCGATATTCACCGCGTTACGCAAATCCGAGACTTCGCCGCTGTTCGTTCCAATCAGGCGGCAATCGCATGTTATTCAGAAGCTTGCGTGCCGTCAGGTCGGGCGACTGTTTCCCGCTGAGGATTGCGCTGACGATATCTGGAGCCAATAGCGTGAGACGGAACAGTCGTGTCGCATAAGACGGGACTATACCCACCGATTTGGCGATTTCTTCAAAGGTGAGGGTCTTGTCCGCAAGCATTCGATCCCGGATCACATGAGCGCGGACGAGCGCGCGTACCAAGCTAGGATTGGGAGCTTCGGGATGGGATCCATCCTCGACAATTATCTTCATCTCATTGCCAACGCGCTTGAGACGCACAGGAACCGTTAGTATCACGAAATGACCGTCAGAATTGGATTGTGCCGTTGCAGGCGGTTCAGCGTCATCATCCATTTGACCAAGCCATCGAGGAAGGTTGATGGAATTCAAGGAAATATCGATCCGGTCCGCATAGACCTGAATGCATGTCACCATAGACAGTATGAATTTGCGAATATCATCGCCCTTAAGCTCAGACCATGTCGCCACGCATTGCTCGAGGCTATCGATCAAGCGTTTCTGGGTTGCGGCATCGGACGTGTGATTCTGGATGATATCGAGCATTGTTGCTCGATCGCCCAGCCAGATTTGAACGCGGCCAATGACAAGAGCCTCCAGACTAACGGCCGGGATACGCTGGCCCGAGTGCTTAACCGTCCCGGCGAGTAGCGACCGCGAAACATAATAGCGATAACGGGTGTTGTTCTTTGTCGCATGGGTCGGAGTCATCCGCTCGCCGCGGGCATCGAATAGAATGCCGGACAATAGGCTGACTTGCTTTTCGGCCGTCCCAAGCATGCGATCGGTCCGGTTTTCCGTGAGGATCGCCTGGACCTCGCTCCAGAGAGCTTCATTGATGATGGCCTCATGCTCGCCGGGGTAGCTCTTGTCCTTATGCATGATCTCGCCGCGATAAATTCGATTCTGCAGCATGAGATAGAGCGCGCCGCGGGCAAGCGGTTTCTCGCCATATCGAGTACCGTCGGACGCGTTCCGAGGCTTACTGACGATACCTCGCGCATCGAGGTCGGCTTTGAGCAGTCGAACAGATTTTAGTTCGGTATAGCGCTGGAAGATGTGGCGAACGGTTTTCGCTTCCGCCTCGTTGATTATGAGCCTCCTGTCCTTGACGTCGTAACCAAGTGACGGCAGGCCGCCCATCCACATGCCTTTCTTCTTCGAGGCGGCAATCTTGTCGCGGATCCGCTCGCCAGTGACCTCCCGCTCGAACTGAGCAAAGGACAGGAGAATGTTAAGCGTGAGGCGCCCCATTGACGTCGTGGTGTTGAACTGTTGAGTCACCGAGACGAAGGAGACGTTCCGTCCGTCGAAGATCTCAACGATCTTGGCGAAGTCTGACAGCGACCGCGTCAAGCGGTCGACCTTGTAGACGACCACCACATCGATTTTGCCGTCGCCCACGTCCACCAGCAATCGCTGGAACGCCGGCCGCTCTATTGTCGCGCCTGAAAATCCTCCATCGTCATACATCTCAGGGAGAATGGTCCAACCCTCATGCTTCTGACTCGCAATGAAGGCCTCGCATGCCTCGCGTTGAGCATCGAGAGAGTTGAAGTCCTGCTCCAAACCCTCCTCGCTGCTCTTGCGGGTATAAATCGCGCAACGAAGGCACCTAGGGCCACGAGCAACGAGATTAGAGGTCTGGTTAGCCATTGACGTTATCTCCCTCGCCAGTCGCGTTCCTCGCGTCGAGCCCGAATTGAACTCCAGTTGGCTCACCGCGATTCAATCCGAAGAAACGAGGACCGGACCAATGCGCACCGGTGATCGTCTGCGCAATCTTGCTAAGCGAGGAATAGCTTTTTCCGGCATATTCGAAACCGTCTTCCGTCACGACGACCGTGTGTGTCCTCCCGCGCCATTCCCGCAGAAGCCGCGCACCTGACCTGATGCGTGGACGCGGATCAGAAACAATGCTCCCGTTCGATCGCAATTCCTTGGTCAGAGCTATGAGTCTGCGCTGAGTCCTCTTGCTGAGGCCGCCGTAGGCAAGTTCTTGCATACGATAGGCGATAGTACGGACCAGCAAGTCGCGACTCAGCCTCGGAGGGTGACTTCGATACAGCCGCCGCCATTCGGTACGGAGTTGCTGTGCGGTCAGGTCCGTCAGCGTTGCGATTTTTCGAGCTAGCTCTAGTTGAGACGTCGCGGTGGTGCTTCCCCCCGCCCTCGACTGAGATGGAGTCTCTCGGTCGGCGTGTACGAATGTCGTTTCCATTTCGACCTCCGACGCTGGTGCGCCACGCTGGCGCTCCCACCGCCTGAAGCCCGAAACACAGCCGGGCTGCCGGGCACGGAGGTCTCACCGGTCATGCCCGTACCGCATGCACGCTCTTCCTGACCAGGAAGTCCAGTCAAAAAATCACATCGGGTGACTCGCCCCAAAATCGGTTGGTTGGAGGTTCGAGTCCTCCCAGGCCCACCACGCAGTCGTATAAATCTCCGGTGCCGGAGACTTTGCGGCAAAAGTCCGCATACGCGGCGCTGAATTGCGTACCTAATTTCTAGGTCGCGTCTCTGACTAACGGGACTAGGCGCAAGCCGAGGGCCGGTCTCTGGCCGCAAATATTCTGGTCCCGGCACGGACTGCTTTAAAAATGGGGTTCTGCTAGCGACAAGCCGAGCAGCTTGTATTGTGCGGTCCACTCTGTCGGTAAGTCGCGCAATCTTGCGACCCCGATACCGCGGGGTAACCGTCCCTCGACGGCCGCTTGAACGAGGCTCGGCGCCAGAAAAGCGAGTGTGATTGTTCGATTGACCTGCCGAATACTGCATTTCTCGCGTTCGGCAATCTGCTCAACGCCTTGCATGGTCCCGGCTACCAGTTCATCGAGCCAGTGCCGCGCCGTTGCAATCGCGGCGACGAGCGTTGCGCGGGTCTCGGCACGAATCGGGCGCCGGTCTTGACGCGACAAGAGCCCGGCGGGCGAGATGATCTGTCGCGGTTGTTTCGATGGCGGCTTTTTCCAGGGAACGATCAACAGCTTTGCTTTCGGGTCATTGCGGCGAACGACTGATTTACCTTCGTCCTTATTGCTCGGTTGCTCAGGTAACCCCGCCTTCGTTTCTGGCCCGCTCTGCTGTTCCGCAGCTGTACCTAACTGGATGACGAGGTGATCCTGCTTGACCTCCACGCGAGCGATATGGGTTGCAATTAGGTCCGTGTCAGCGATTGGGTCCGGCCCCTGAGAGCCTTGTTTCTCTTTCTTAGGCTCAAGGTGGTTTTGCACGGCAGTAATAATGAGCTTCTCGATGAGAGCGGCCGGCACGCGATTGATTGGGGCAGCGTTTTGGGGTTGCCCCTGAACCAAGGGCGCGGAGATGTAGTAGCGGTACCGCACGCCATTTTTGATCGCAGAGGTCGGCGTCATGCGGTTGCCGCGTTCGTCGAAAATGCGGCCCGTCAAAAGCGCTCCCGATTGATGCCGAGCTTGATTGTGATTGATACTTTGCTGGTCGAGCTTGCTTTGAACCGCTCCAAATAGCTTGCGATCGAGAATGGCTGGTTGCTCTCCGGGGAAGATCTCGCCGCGGTATTTTACCTGGCCGATATAAAATTGATTACGTAAGAGCGCTGCTAACGGCCCACGGGTGAATGGGATGCCGCCGATAGTGCGTCCATTGGCCAGGGAGCGGACCTTGGTCGTGATCCCGGTACGCCGCAGGTCCGCCATTAAGAGGCTCAGGCTGCCGAGTTCAAGGTGACGGCGGAAGATGTGGCGAACGGTCTTGGCCTCTGCTTCCATCACCGTGATTTTGCGATCCTTGGCCTGATAGCCCAATGGCACCACCCCGCCGACCCAGAGGCCCTTGCGTTTTGAGGCCCCGATCTTGTCGCGGATACGCTCGGAGGTGACCTCCCGCTCGAACTGGGCAAAAGACAGAAGTACATTCAGGGTCAGCCGGCCCATCGAAGTGGTGGTGTTGAACTGCTGCGTGACCGAGACAAACGAGACGCCATGGGCATCAAATAGCTCAACCAGCTTGGCGAAGTCGGCGAGCGAGCGCGTCAAGCGATCGACCTTGTAGACAACCACAACATTGATTTTGTGAGCTGTGATATCGGCCAGCAGCCGCTGCAGGGCAGGGCGATCGGTCGAGCCCCCGGAAAAGCCGCCATCATCATAGCGGGTATGAACCAGCATCCAGCCCGCATGGGCCTGGCTGCGGATATAGGCTTGTGCCGCGTCATATTGCGCATCAAGTGAGTTGAAGTCCTGGTCGAGGCCGGCGTCGGTCGAGACCCGGGTATAGATCGCGCAGCGCATTCTTTTGATAGCGGTCGCGGTCATTTCTCGACCTCCGCCGTGGCTTTGTCGCGAAGACCAAAAAAGCGCGGGCCATTCCACTTCGTGCCGGTGATCGCGCAAGCGATCTTGGACAGGCTGTCATAGGTCTTGCCATTCCAGGCAAAGCCCTCATCCACCACCATCACCCGATGGGAACATCCTTTCCACGCGCGCATGAGGACGGTGCCAGGTCTCAGATCGGCTCGCCGCCGATCAAAGTCTGAAATGAGTCGTATGGCGGCTTCATGGGTCCCCTTGCCGGCAATCTGCTTGAGCTGCCGGACGGTATCGGTTGCCAGATCGCCCAGCTGATCTGCCTGAAGCCGATAGGCCATCACGGCAAGCAACAGATGCCGTGGCAGATGCGAAGGTGCTTGTCGGCGGAACATGCTCTGCCAGCGTAAGCGCAGTCCCTTGAGATCGAGATCGCGCAACTGCGCGATCTCGCTTTCCAACGTTGGCTTGGCTGCTTTACTTGCAACCGGTCGTGAACGTTTCATGGATCACGCTGCAGACTCGGTCCGGGCAGCCGCCCTATCCGCAATCCGATAGACCCGTCCGCCGTCCGCTGCCGTTGAAACAAGATTGAGGCCAAGCTTTTTGCGGATTACGCCGGCGAGAAACCCGCGGACGGAATGCGGCTGCCATCCCGTTACCCGCATCAGGGCTTCGATGGTGGCACCGCCCGGGGCTCGCAGCATCGCAATGGCTCGGGCCTGTTTGCTTTCAGTGTGGCTTGGCCGCTGGGCTGATGCGCGCGCTTGATGAAGAGGAGGGCCTTTCTCGCGCTTGAGTTTTATAGTCCTCGTCGTCGGCGCTTGAGCGGCGCTTTTTCGGTGGGCTTTCTCCTTGGCCTTGGGTAATGCGGCGGTGCGGCGTTTTGCAGCTGGCTTGCTCATCGAGATCTCCTTTGGTTTTACGGCACTCTTTGCCGCCACCACCGAAGCCCCACCTCGGCCACCAAGCCGGCGGGGCAGGATCCCGGAGCACATCGAACGCCCGGAACTGAACGCAGTACCGCTCCGCTGGAGCGGGAAAGCCAGTCTTTTCTGGATAATCTTGTTGTGGCCAACCGGATCATCGAATGATCCGATCATTGCCAGCGCGAATTGGCAGCGGCATGATTGCGTCCATGGGAATCAGGCGCATTCGCTCGCTAGAACCTGACCTTTTTGCCATACCATCGGCTGACGGATGTT